AGTCCATCTAGGACTGACGAATTGACCTGACCGGGGGAGGATTTCTCCTCCTTCTCTCAGGCCCGTCACGCAACTCAGTAATATGAGCGAAAGCAAACGATTAGCGGAGCACCAACGAACAAATTACTTTATTCGCCGGCACACTGCTAATCCAGTACGGCCTACAGTACAAACCTTTACTGAGAACTTGGTAGTTCTCTTCGGTTCTATACCGAAGGCAGGACTACATGCTGATCAGGCACTTCAACTGTTCCACAGGCTTGAGAAAGCCTGGGGGACAGAGGCAGCTCTGAAGACCTTCAAGGAGTTATCCCGATATGTTACAGCCTATGTGACCGGCCAAGACGCAAGTCTTGACCAGAAACATTGGTTGAAAACCTACCGGGATGGCTTCCCTAAGTGTCTCTCCTTCGCCCGGAAATCTCTATCCGGGGGGGATCGGGAGATGGCTAGGTTTGTTCTATCCCTTTTGGGATATTACAAACTTTTCCGTCTCCCACCCCGGGTGGACGTCACATCTGTGACGTCTACCCCCAAGGATCCAGCACGGATCGCAACTCTGATCGAGGAGATCGACACCATGATCCCGGAGATCCTTTCGGATCTCGGGGACCGGATGTTCGAGCCCTCTCTCAGAGCGCCCATATTCGCCACGACGAAAGCGGGGGCTTCAGGGCCCTTCGCAATCGGGGTGACCAGTCTGCAAGATTTGCTGGCTGCTCGGCGAGAAGGCGTGAATGATCTAATCAGTCCAGTGGTGCAGGGGTCATACGACCCCATGCAGCAACGGAACCTGATGGAGATCCTTCGCGACTCCTCGTTGGCGATCCAGAGCCAAGGTATCAAGGATAAAGGTGGCCCTGCGGCCCGTCTCCACTTCCTTTCGGAAGGTGGAGGCAAGACGCGGACCATCTGCATCCCTGATATCTGGTCCCAGATCGCCTTAAAGCCAATCCATGAATTTCTCATGGGCTGGCTGAAGAGCCTTCCAAACGATGGGACATCGAGCCACAACCTAACAGCGATTAAGCTGAAGGAGTGGACACGAAACAAGGAGATAGTCTGTACCGATCTTACGACCGCTACAGACCGTTTCCCTGTTGACTTGCAAGAGAGGGTACTTTCGTACCCTCTCGGACCAAGTCTGGCCTCCGCCTGGAAGTCCCTGCTAGTCGATAGAGATATCGACTGTCAGGGAAAACCAGTGCGTTACGGCGTAGGCCAGCCCATGGGCTTTTTAAGCTCATGGGCGGCCATGGCCCTAACGCACCACGTGATCGTCCGGTATGCGGGAATACTTGAAGGATATAAACACTTCAAGGACTACCTCATAATCGGGGATGACGTGGCAATTGCAAACAGACGAGTTGGGGAGCGGTACATGGCCCTACTTGAGGTCCTGGAAGTTCCGATTTCCCTAGGGAAATCGATTCTACCTGGGACCCCTCGTGGGGCCGGCGAGATAGCCAAGAGATTATTCATCCTTGGCGAAGAAATCTCGCCCGTGCCGCCCAACGTCCTGTTCAAGTGTCGCGAGACCCTTCCGGGCCTCGTTGAACTCGACAGGACGCTG